CATGGCGCAACCCCTACTCTACTCCCTGTTTGCGAGAAATCCCTGCCCGACATTTCAGCACGAACGACTGATTAGATGCCACGACCCAACGCTCGAAGCGCCCGCTGCAACTCCTTCATGTTGTCGTTGACGACCTTTTGGATAACCTTTGCGTGCTCGTCAGGGTGAACTGCGCCATTGACGGTGATGACGAAGGCACCCTTTTCGATAATCATGTTCCCGCCGCCACGGTTGCGGTTGATGGACTTGTTGGCGGTTGCAGCATGAACGCCCACCGCACCGGCGATGCTTCCAATGATCCCACCACCAAGCAGGCTGCTAATCGCCCGCTTCATGACCTCGTTCGAGTGAGCAACCGCCATCTTTTTCATGGCGGGGTGGTTCATCATTCGGTGGATTTCACGATCTCCACCCTTGCCTCGAAGCAGGTTTGCCGTGTCGTAGGTGTGGTGAGCGATCCTAATGAGCCAGTGAGTCATGCCGCCGCTTCCGCCGCCACTTGTCTTGCTGCCCCCGCCGCCTCCAAACAGACCTCCAAAGAAGCCGCCGATGGCTGAGCCAACGCCGTGCATGATGGTTCCGGCTGCGTGAAGCCCCCCGGTCACTGCCCCCATCACGGCATGACCAACATGACTCAAGACTTTTCCACCAAACTTGGCAACATCCTTCGTGGCGTTCCACAAGTGATGTCCTTCTTGGCTAGCCCAGTGACCCACTCGTTGTGCGGCGTGGTAGAGGTGTTTTGCAGCGCCAATGACTGCCTTGTTGATTTGCTTGTGCCACTTCATATAGGCAACTGTGACTCCTGCAACAGCAAGTCCGATACCAAGCGTTGCCGCTCCACTTGCGGCCCCAGCAGCCAAAATGCCACCCTCTGCGGCGGCCTCGCCACCTGCGACAGCGGCTCCACCCTCTGCGGCGGCCTCGCCACCTGCGACAGCGGCTCCCTCCTCTCCGGCCGCTGCGGCATCTCCGCCAAGTCCACCCAAACGAGAGAGCATTTGACCCGCACGCCCGCCAAAACGGTCAAGAACCTTTCCGAGAAGGCGCTTCCCGACATTGCCTTCGAGTTTTCCAGCCAACTTGCCTTCCAACTTGCCTTCCAACTTGTGTTCGAGTTCAGACTTGACCTTGCCTTCTAACTCAGATTTCACCTTGCCCTCTAACTTGGACTTCAGTTTGTTTTCCAACTTGTTTTCCAACTTGTGTTCAAGGTCGTTGCCGCCCCCGCCGTTTCCACCGAGCAAACCGTTGGCGTTGCCGATTTCATTGGTCAGCGTGTTGAGGGCTTGGGTATTCAGGTTGGTAGCGTCCAACTGGTCTTTTGGCATGGTTTCGCTGGACAGGGTTCCTGATCCAAGGTTGAACAATGCCTTGAACAGACCCCTTACGCCGCCTCCCCGTGCTTCCACCTGCTCGGCACGACGGGCATAAGCGGCATACCGCCTTTCAGCCTTGTAGAGGTGCGCTTCGGGGTTGCGCTCATCAACCTTTAGGAGTTTCTCGGCCTTTTCATACTTGCCACGGCTTTCGTGCCATGCAGCGTCCCTAAGTCGCTTCTGCTCAGCACGCTTAGCCTCGGCTTCCAAACTTCCGCCAAGTCCCTTGCTGTGGATGCCTCCGAGAGTTCGAGCACCGTTGGCGGCTGTGCCGTAAACGCTTTTTACCCCAGACCCGATCTTCCCAAGCAACCCGAGAACACCCATCATGGGGGTCAGGAACAACTTTTTCGTGAACCACACCGTAGCGAGAATGATCATCATGTCTTTGATGGGGGCGATTTTGGCAAGACTGCTGATGAAACCGGTCACCTTGGGGATGATTTCAGCAATCTTGGCAACCAACCTTGCCGTCCATTGGATCAGGACGATAAGAAGGGGTGTCGCTTTGATGAGGATAGGAGTGATCGCTAAGGCAAGTTGGGCAAAAGCAAGTCCGAGCGCAGGGAGCACGGGCGCAAGTATCGTAAAGATTTTTGTGATGCTGTCGATGGTCTGTTTGTTGCTGAACAACTGCGTGAACAGTGGAGCGATTGCGTTCACGGCAGAGGTCATCGGACCAGCCATCTGCGTCGCCATAGTGGTAATCGCCTGAGCAACCGGACCGATTTTGTTTTCGGTTCCAAACAGCGTGGTGAAAAGGTTTCCCAAAGGCTTCGCAACCGCTCCAACCAACCCGATCACAGGTTGCAAGATAGTGAGCAAGGCGGGCAAAAGAGTTCTGACGAACAGCATAATCAACGGCTCAAACGCAGCCATGATGCTGCCCAACGCTTGTCCGATTTCCTCGCCCAGAATGTTCATCGGTCCGAGAAGGCTGTTGAGGATAGGTCCGAACAGCGTCACAATGTCTCCGATTACCTTGGCAAAGGCATCGAGCATTGGGAGGAAGATTTTACCAAACGAGGTCATGAGCAACATCACGTCGTTTTGGAGGCGTTCCAGCGGCGACTTGGCGGCCTCAGCGGCTCCCTGAATGTGGGAGTTGATAAGGTCAATCACCGCAGCACGGGCAGCCATCTTGCCGTTAGCCGCTTCCACCTGCTTGACGTAGTTCTGCTCGTTCTGCGTCAACTGCACGCCACCACGGTTCATCATGGAGATACGCTTTGCTGGATCGGCGAGCACACGACCGAGCATCTTTGCTGAGGTCACAAGCCCCTGACCCGTGACTGCGCTCATGTTTTCAGCAGCATGGAGGGCGTTAGAAAAGTTTTCGTTGATGCCTTGCGAGTTTTTCGCACCCTTGGTGAACATCGAGGCTAAATCTTTGTTGGTCAGAAGCAAGGTTTGCGACTGGACAACCTGATCTTTGTTGATACCGGTCTGAACCGACTCGTAGGTGGCTTGCTGGTCAAGCAGTTTGGAATACCAAAAGGTTTGGCTCTTGGCACCTACGAGGTTCATTTGTTGCAGCGAAGAAGTCCCCTTGTATTGGTTGGAGATAACCTGCGCCTGAACACGCTGAAGCGAGACGAGTTTCGTAGCGTCCTCGACGGACTTTTCGATACCAAGTGCCAAACCGCCGACACCAATGGATTTCAGCAGGAAACCCTTGACGTGACCAAAGGTTTCGGTGACCTTTTCACCCGTCTTTTTTGAGGCTTCCTCAACCTTCTTCAGGGCTTCGAGGTAGGAGTCGGCATTTCCGAGAATGGCAATACGAAGGTTGTTTTCTGCGCTACTGCCGGAGCCAGTGCTGCTCCCGCCCTCTCCCTCTGCCATTTCACACCCTCCCCTCTGGTTAGTAGCCCTTTAGTGCCTGCTCCTGCTCGTAGGCTCGCAGCCTCCACACCGCTTGCCATTCTGTAACTTCGTATGCGGAGATCGGTTTGTGGCTAGGCGAACCGTTGAGCAACTCATCAACGGTTCGCCCTAACTTCTCGGCCAACTCAAAGAGGAAACGCCTCTCGGGGTCGGCTAGGAGTCTTTTCCCGCTTCGTCCGCAGAGTCCTCTCCCATGCCTGAAAGTCGCATCGCCACCGTGGCGATTTCTTCGATAGCCGAAGCCGACTTTGCCATAAGTGCTTCACGGTCGCTTTCCAAAAACACCCGCTCGCCCGTCTCGGGGTCGAAGGTGCAGTGAATCACGAGGTCGGGAAGCACCTGCTCCAAGTTGAACTGACCGGTCACCGTCGTCGAGTTGCCGATCATGCGAGCACGATCCTTGGCGGTCATGGATTTCACCAAGACAGTCACTCCCCAAGCCTTGACTTCGAGGATTTCGGACTCAATGTCGTCTACGGCAAAAATCTGATCGGAAAGGCTGGACATGCTTGCTCCTTAGTAGGGTGTCCCTACAGTGTAGTCCGGTAAACTGGCCCCGTCACTTGGATTTCGCTGTCGAAGGTCACGACACCGGCAACCGCAGATTTCAGGTCATACTTGGCGAGAACGCCCTGCCCGTAGTACTTGATATCGGGAGTCACGCCAGCGAACGCACCCGGCGTTGCGGGACCATAAACGAACTGGACGAACTGACCAGCCGTGTTTTGGAAGGCTTCCATCTCATACATCATTTGGTCGATACCGGCGGCAGTCTCGTCATACATACCAGAGAAGGTCAGGCTGTAGCCCTTCAGACCCACGATGTAGGACTTCACACCGGCGGCAC